GACCTGACTTATCGAAGAACACTGCGAACTGTTTTTCAAAAACCTGACTGTCGTCTTTATCTAAGTCAAATGACCGTAAAGATTCTCTGTAGGGCAAACAAATCTCATCGTCTTGATAAAACACGGCAACAAGCTCCACGTAGAACTCCGTGCCGATATATTCATCAAAGGTGTGTGTCGTAGAGAGCGCTGCACCAAATTCATCATCACTGAATTCTACGTTTTTGAACACTTCGTCATTAAATACATCAAGCAACATGGACGGATCGCTAGTCGCATACTGAATGAAGTCCTTTGATTTTTCCGAAAGATTTTGGAAGTGCGTTCCGCTGATGAATTCAAAAAGCATTCGCTAGACCTCCTTGTTAAGCATCTCGTTGGCATATACCTCAATCAGTGCCTTTTTGAAATCGTCCATTACTCCACCTCACCCGTAAGCAGCGCGGCAGCGGCAGCACCGAGGTTATTACCGAGTGCTTCAACCACCTTGGGAAGCTGCACGCGAACGGTCGTTCCGGTCATCATCGGCGGCTCGAAACGCTCGACCATCTCACATCCATCTGGCAGCTCTCCATCCGCAACGGCTGCATCAAGAACCAAATCAGGCTTGATTGTCACAAGGCGATTGAGCGTATCTAATCCACCATCTGACGTGCGCAACCACTCAACGAACTCTTGCGCGTTGGCGATGGATGGGAAATGCCCTACTTTCGGCTTGCTCATTCGCGCCGAGATCGTTCCGACCTTCTGACCGTTCACGGCGAGCTGCTTTTGGGTAACGCCGTTTACCATGAAGTCATCGCGCATCTGCGCATCGACTTCCTCGCGCACCTGCTTCTCGGCCTGCTTGACGGCCTTACCGAAAGCGGTGATGACCGCCAAGCGCTCTTCGTTACTCACGTTCGGCATTAAGCTCTACCTCCTTGACTGTTCCGAGGTAGCTTGCTGCGAAATACTGTGATTCCTCAACCACGGGGAACTCATGCACGTGGCAATCGTCCTCGCCGCCGAAAAGGGCTCCGTTCGCGCCCTTGCTCACGGCAAGCGCCGTCTCACTGTCCCTGCAAACGCAAATGGGAATGTAGCCTTGGCTGACCAGGTAAACCTTCATAATTCTCCTAATTTAGATATCTTGACCTGTACAAGCGCACTACCTCGCGCTCAGCTTCTGACTTTGTCGCATCTGGGCTGACGGTATACAGCAGCCGACGCACGCGGACGATTCCTGCGGGGCTGTACCGTTCGTCGTCGGTAACCTTCGATGCGTACCACGCTCCGTTTTTGCGCTCGACAGACCAACCCATGAATGACATGATTCTCCTAGTAGTACATTCCGCTCTGCGCGGTGCCTTCGATAAGGCCTGCTATAGCTATGAGCGTGACCATCAGGACGGCGCAAGCGACCGACTGGGTTCGCTCGCTCAATCCGTGCCACCACGCGCCTAGGTTCTCGGCTGCATCGAACAGGCAATTTCCGATATAATTCATCTGAGACCTCCTTTCTGTCTGGTCTTAAAGCCGTTTCCTTGTTGCTAGATCGGGACGGCTTTTTTAGTTTTCATTCATCCAGCGGTCGAGTTCAATCACGCTGATTAGCGCGTTGCGCTTACCGTAGGTCTTGAACTTCAAGCGTCCAGCCTTGTGCTCCGCATACAACGTGGAGCGCGGTACGCCCGAATAGAGCGCCGTTTGACGGACTGTGTACGCCATTTGCGGCTTCAGCCCGGCGGCTATAGCGAATTGCAGCGCTCGACTTTGGATATCTTCCATGCTTCACCTCCTAGAGCCGCCAGCGCGATACTGCCTAGGTACGCAATCAAAAGGGGCTATACAAATTTCCTTATGACACGGCAGTACCGCGTTCGCGGTTCTATAAGTGCGCCCCAGCGCCATGCGGTACGTATCCTGATTTGTTTATAGGCGGACTGAGAACTAATCGAGATTTACGATGACTTGATTAGCGGATACGCACCACGTGACGCTGGGGCGTGATTCGGGTTTACGGTATGGGAACGTAAACCCGAATACCGTTAAAGCCGCGTGGGATACACGGTCATTTCCTACCGCGCTACGGCTCTCCACGCTTACCGCCAGCCCGTGGGCTGGAATCTTGGTTTCGCCTAGCCAGCTCCGGCTAGACTCACGTATTACGCTGTCCTTCCTTCCGATACCTTGCAGGGCATCGGCAAAGGCTCTATGCGGTTCACAAGGGGCGCTATATCCCTTTGCGTCCCGCTCGCACCGTACTGGCGAGTGTGGTTGGCCCGATCGCAGGAGGCATGTTCACGTAGAGAGGTTCGTGATTCGCCAGTGCGGCGCGTGCGAAACGCAGTTGGTAAATAAGTGGTTGGCTAAATTAACTAAACGTTAGTTTTATTAACGTTCGAGCCGAAAAAAATATACTCGTAGTTCTTCGAGAGAAGCGAGCATATCGTCTTTGCCTGAAGCACGGTTGCCCTAGCGGGGTCTGCTTCAATTGCAGCATAGGTGGGACGAGAACACCCCAGCTTATCTGCCATATATTGCTGAGTGTATCCAGCACGCTTACGCGCTTCTTCCAAAGTCTCATTAGGCATTTCGGCTTACCTCCTTTCGGTTTTTCAACTGTTTTGCATGTTAGTTAGATCAACGTATAGTGTCAACAATAATTTGCGTACAATGTAAAAAAGATTAGCTTAGGTGGTGTGTATGGGCATCAAAGAAAATATAGCTGAGCTGCGGAAACGCGAAAAGCTAACGCAAGAAGAGTTTGCAAAAATTGCTGGCGTAACTCGCGCGGCAGTCGCGCAATGGGAAAGCGGCTTCTCGGAACCTCGCATGGGTTCTATCCAAAAGCTAGCCGACCACTTCGGTATATCCAAGAGCGACATAATCGAAGATGGTGGCATGTTCGGAAAGTTTTCCATCGTTGATGGCGCGATCAAGCCAGCTACAGCAAAACCAGCCTACGCTCCCATATTAGGTCGCGTCCACGCGGGGGAAGCCCAGGAACCTGATGTATTGCATGATGCAATACCCGTGCCATACGAAATAATCAAGCGCCACCCGCAGGGATACTTCCTACAGGTGGAGGGAGACTGCATGGATAACGTCTATCCAGAGGGATGCTATATCCTCATAGATCCCGAGCAGCGCCCATCAAACGGCTCTATAGCGGTCGTTAGCATAGATGGTGCTGACTACGTAATGCGCCGCCTGTATCGCGGTGCCAACACGCTGATACTGTCCCCTGATTCGCATAACGCCGAATACGAGGACATGGTATTTGCCGCCACCACCGAAAACACGGTGGAGTTCCACGGCACAGTCGTATGGTTTCAATCGTCAAAGGAGATGGAGTAAGCCAAGACACAAAAAAGCGCCCCACCAACCCGCCAAGACCAGTGGAGCGCCGCCCTTCCTGCAAACCTACAATTAGAAGGGAATAGGTTCATTATGCCACGTTCATCATGGGGAACCAAAACCAAAATCGACAAGAACAAATGGCGCATCCGCTGGTGCGAGTGGGACGGGCTCAATCGAGTTCGCAGATCTAAAACGCTCTATCCCTGCACCTCGCGCGAAGCGGACGATGAGTTGCGACGCCTTTGGCAACTCCACCACCTGCCGCCAAATGAGCGCGTAGTGCCGTGTCCAACGTTCGCACAATGCTGGGACGAATGGTATTTCCCACAGCTTGAAAAGCAGCTTGAGACTGGCGATATGTCGCGCAGCACATTCGTCAACTACCGTAGCGCATGGAGGTCAAAGGTCTCGCCGAAATGGGCAAACGTTGCCATGAATAAAGTGAGAGTTGAAGAATACCAACGTTGGTTGGACAAGTTTACCGCAGCGCAGGCTCACGTCTCGCACATTATCGTTCTCAACCTCGTCAACTGTGCGAGACTTCACGATGTGGACGGCATTTCTTTTATCGACGCAAAATATAAAATGCCGCGCGAAAAGAAAAGCACAGGCGAAAGCGGGCTAGAAGTCTACACGGTGGCTGAAATTGACAGCATCCTTGAATCGTTGCGAGGTAGTCGCATCGAGGGCGTAGTGATCCTAATGGCTAAAGGCTCATGCCGTGTCGGCGAAGCTGCGGCAGCAGCGGTGAAAGACATTACGTTTGATGAATACAATGGCCGTACATACGCCGTCTACGACCTTTATCACCAGTATTCTCAGAACAATAGCTTTGATCCGCTTAAGACAGCAGAAAGCCGCCGTCCAATCATCATCCCGCCACCGTGGAGCTTGCGCCTCGCCGAGATAGCAAAGCAGCGCACAGAAGACCAAGAGCTATTCATCTGCGACAAAGGCACGGGAATGCCGATGGATCGCAAGAGGATTACGGGTGAGTGGCTCAGCTATTACAGGAATGGAACGATTGATTTGCGCTACCTGACCATGACCAAGCTGCGCAACTCATGGGCAACCGCGATGCTTTGGAAGTACGGCATTCCCGCCCAGATGGTTGACAAAATGATGGGCCATGCCGCGAAGAATATTCTCGGCAAACACTACGACCGCCCCGACAAAGAATTATTCATCGAGACGGTCGATAAGGCGTACTTCGGAAATTAGTTAGGTACCAATAAGGACAAATTAGGACGCAAAACCTTTATGCAAGCGTTCTACCTGCTGGTTTGTTAAATTACCTTAGTCCTCGGCGAAGTAGTAGATAAG